GCCTCTGGTAAACAGAAGCTAAAAGATTTAGGATTGGACGACGACGAAATTAAAGCGTTGATAGGATAAATTATGGCGATAACAAGATTAGGTGGAGCGAATGCAATAACAGGGACAATACCAAATTCTGTTTTGGCTGCAGGAAATGTTATTCAAGTTCAATCAACAACTAAACTAGATGTTTTTTCAACTACTTCTACAAGTTTTACAGATATTACTGGTTTATCAGTTTCAATAACTCCTTCAAGCACATCTAGTAAAATTTTTATAACAGCTAGTTGCAGTATGAGTATTGATGGCTCTGATAGAAATGCTCTTTTAAAACTTGTAAGAGGTAGTACAGATATTTACTTAGCTGACCAATCTGGTTCTAGTAGAGTAAGGTCAAGTGGTGGTGTTCACACAACACATGGAGTTTCACAAGGTCAAGAAACTTATTCAGTTAATGTAATGTTTTTAGACAGTCCGTCAACTACAAGTGCAACTACATATAAATTACAAGGTCTAACAAACAATAGTTCTCAAACTTTAGTAATAGGTAGAACAGCAGATGGTACAGATGATGCAAACAGAGCATCATTTCCAGCAAGTATAACAGTAATGGAAATAGCAGGATAAGAATATGATACATAAAGCAATTTTAAAAATTAATCCGAATGCAGAATTTACAATTAATGCAGAAGATTATGATCAAATTACTTGGTTGAATGGCACAACACCAATATCTAAAGCTGACATAGAAGCTAAGATGACAGAACTACAAGCAGAGTATGATGCTAACCAATATCAAAGAGATAGAGCAACTGCTTATCCATCAATACAGGAACAGCTAGATT